ACAATAAATGGAAATTTGACGGTTACTGGTACTACTACTAGTGCAACATATTATGGTGCGGGCACAGGGTTAACAGGAACTGCTGCTAGTTTAACTTGTGGTACTGCCAACGCACTTAATCCCGCAAATGATTATACCGGAAAATCATTCTCAACCAATCAACTTAATGTTATGGGTGGTAGTGATGTGTTCATAACCTTACTCAAAGAAGGTATCGGTAATAGTGCATATGCAAAAATAATGATGGGTAGAAAACTAAAACCAGCATCTGCTATATTTGAATTTTGGACAAGTGGCGGTGCTAGTTGGGATTCTCTATTATATGCGTCTGGTGGTACTGGGGTTAATAATAGCGGATTAGTATCTATTGGTGGTAACTTTTCAGTTTCTGGTAGCATATCTGGATCAGGTACAGGTTTAACAGGAACTGCACCACTTTTTATTGCTGGCTATGCTAATGCACTAAATACCGGCAATGATTATACCGGAAACTCGTTCTCCGCAGCACAATTTAACCAAGATGATGGCTATGGTGCTTTTATTACTCTAGCCACCGATTACTTTCCAGCTAACCCAGCTAATACGCCAGAAATAAGAATTGGTCACTTTACGCACCCAACTACCACAGCATTTGAATTTTGGACGGCAGGTAATCCAGTAACACCTAGTGCGTATATATCAGTCGCTGGAGGCAATGCCACTGGTACTACACATGGCACCGGCACAGTAACGATAACTGGAAACTTATCTGTAACAGGATCAGTGAACATACCAGGAATATTTGGTGCACCTGCTCAAACATATCATAATGTAAAAACATCAAGAGCATTCGGGGGAGTATATACAAATAATCACGCCACAGCAATATTTGCAAATGTTAGAGTTTCTTCGTTAGACTTGGACTATGATGACCCGTATATATGGTCCAAAGCAACTGTTGACGGTGAAGTAATATCTCATGTTGAGTCAATGCGCGGATCTTCTGGGCAGATGACACATAGTTTCTTTGTTCCGGTGGGATCAACGTATCACGTCGATATTTATTGCGCAGACGAACCAGTAAATCAACTATCGTATGGACAAACCATAGAAGGTTGGATGGAGTATTATTAAAATATGACTAAATTTGACGAGTCAATGTCCAAAATATTTGATGTGGTACCAAGTGTCGTTACAGAAAAGACAGCTATAATAAAGGAATACACAACTAATCTAAATCTGGACCAAGACCTAGCAGACGCATACCAACAATCAAGAGACAATCTACAGGATGTCATTGACCAAGGCAAGGATGCTATGGAGGATATCCTGAGAATAGCTAAGGATTCCGAACAACCAAGAGCATTTGAAGTATTTGGCACATTGTTGAAAAATGTGGTCGAGGCTAATAAAGAACTTATCGCTATGCAGAAACAAATGCGTGATATGGATAATAAGAAAGAAGCAGGAAACAAAATTAATAATGCTATCTTTGTTGGATCCACATCCGAATTATCTAAATTATTGAAGGGAAGCTAATGACAGTATCAACAGCATATCGTGATAATGGTAACCTGAAAAAGGTCGGCGTTACAGTAAATTATACACAAGAACAAGTGGCAGAATTTGTCAAGTGTGCTAAGGATCCAGTGTATTTCTCCAAATACATGAAGATCATAACTCTGGATCATGGATTAGTACCTTTTGATATGTATCCGTTTCAGAAAGACATGATAAAAATATTTCACGATAATAGATTTGTGATTTCTAAAATAGGGAGACAACAAGGCAAAACGACGACTTCCGTTGCATATCTATTATGGTGTGTGTTATTTCAAGACTCGTATTCTGTTGCGATACTAGCAAATAAAGGACAAACTGCACGAGATATTTTAGCGCGACTACAACTAGCATATGAAAATCTTCCTCTGTGGTTACAACAAGGTATCATAACTTGGAATAAAAGTTTCATCGAATTAGAGAATGGGTCTAAGATTGTGGCGTCATCTACATCATCTTCTGCGGCACGTTCAGGTTCATATAATTGTGTTTTTCTTGATGAGTTCGCATTCGTGCCATCTAGCATTGCTAATGAGTTTATGCAATCAGTTTACCCAGTTATTACTGCTGGTACCAAGACTAAAATTATAATAGTTTCTACACCAAATGGTATGAACCTGTTCTATAAGATTTGGACAGACGCTATTAATAAACGAAATAGTTATACTCCATACGAAGTACATTGGTCACAAGTCCCTGGTAGAGATGATGCGTGGGAAGAAGAAACCCGGAAAAATATTGGCGACCATAACTTCGAACAAGAATTCAATACAACATTTCTTGGCAGTACAAATACTCTAATATCAGGAACAAAGTTACAGCAACTTACATTCCTAGATCCTATAACCCAGCACGACGACACAAAGATATATGAGTATCCTATAAAAGGTGACGATGATGCGATAAAGGATCATTTATACTGTATAGCGGTCGACGTTTCCGAAGGCAGGAATATGGATGCTTCAGCGTTCTCTATTTTTGACATATCATCAACACCATACAGACAAGTTGCCACTTATTGCAATTCTAATATATCACCAATACTATTCCCAACTATCATATACAATGCAGCACGATTGTACAACGACGCATATATTCTAGTAGAAGTCAATAACAACCCACAAGTAGCCGACATAATCCACCAAGATTTAGAATATGAAAACTTATTCAAAATAATGACTGGTAATAAGAAACCACAGCAGCTATGTGGTGGGTTTGGTAGAGGTGTACAGATGGGGTTAAAAATGTCCCCCGCTGTCAAGAGGATAGGATGTTCTAATCTAAAAACTCTAATCGAAGGCAATAAATTACAAGTATGTGATTTCGAAACTGTATCAGAACTAACCACGTTTGTGGCGAATAAAACGTCATTTGCGGCTGAATCTGATGCCCATGACGATTTAGCAATGACTTTAGTAATATTTGCTTGGGTAACTACCCAGAAGTATTTTAGAGACATAGTAGCACATGATATACGGAAACAAATCCAGCTAGAAAACATGAACCAAGTTGACGATGAATCATTACCAGCCCCAATTATAGAGGATGGAATGGAACACACTTTCGATGTTATTGATGGTGACGTATGGGAAAAAGCTGATTCCGGTGAGGTATACTCTGGGTTTTTCCGTGAATTAATGAGAAATTAGTTTATAAATATCAGTTTACATAAATAAACTCATGATATACAAGTTATATCAACACAGAAATTTTAATCAAGGAGAAAAATAATGGCAAATCTCGTATCTCCCGGTGTAGGTGTACAGGAAACAGACATAACAACAGTAATTCCTGCAACATCATCATCAACAGCAGCATTCTCTGGAGCTTTTGTATGGGGTCCAGTAAACTCAGTAACTAGACTTTCTAACGAACTTCAGTTGGCATCAACATTTGGAGCACCCGATAGCAACACATATGTATCATTCTTGACATGTTCAAGTTTCTTAGCATATGGCAATGATCTTAGGGTTGTCCGTTCCGCTAATTCAAATACATATAATGCACAATCTAACACAACAACACAAGCAATACAAATAGCAAACCCTAATATATACCACGACACATTCAAAGATAACAGTAATCTTTACTATATACAGGGTGAATTTGCAGCTAAATATCCTGGAGCATTAGGAAACTCAATTACAGTACAAGTTTGGGACACCGGTAATACAGCATCATTCAAAACATGGGCGTATTCTGGTCAATTTAACGGAGTTCCTGGAACATCAACATTTGCTGCACAAAATGGAAGTCTAAATGACGAATTCCACCTAGTAGTAATTGATTCTAATGGTTCTTTTACTGGAATTAAAGGTGCTGTATTAGAAACATATCCATATCTATCAAAAGCATATGATGCTATCGATGGTAATGGCGTTACTACTTATTACAAAAACGTAATCGAAAGTAGATCAAATTACATATATGCAATGGCACCTGTAGATTATGCTAACACATCAACTACTTGGGGCAGCAAAACAATATCAAATATAGTTTTCGCTAAATCTGGAACCCAGGGTGTTGTAACGGGAAACACGTACGTACAAGGTGGTGTTTACACAATATCAACTGTAGGCAATACCGCATATAATTTAATATCAACAGGAGTGGATATCGCTGGTAATACTAACGGACCGGTCGTAGGTAAAACATTTACAGTTACGGCTAACTCAACAGTTATAGCAGCATCTATCTCAAACTCTGCTAATGGCAATTGCATTATAAATGCAGCAACATCATTGACATTCCCATTGACAAAAGGTACGGATGCACTTGTTTCTGATGCCAATAAAATAGCTGGGTATGGATTATTTGCTAATAAAGACACAGTACCCGCATCATTAGTAATAACAGGTGATGCGAGTCCAACTGTACAGGGATGGATTATAAGTAACATCACTACCCCGACAAACGCAGTTACTTCTACAGGTGCCACTATCGGTCGTGCTGGTGATGCATTATCATTCATATCACCACCATATGCAGCGGTAGTAAATACTGCAGGAAATGAAGTAACAAACATAACATCTTGGCTGTATGATGCTAACACATCAACATCATTTGGTGGAACAGCTGGTTTAGGTGGTGGTTATTTCTCGTCATATGTTGTTGCCGATTCTGGTTGGAAATATATGTTCGACAAGTACAACAATGTATACCGTTGGGTCCCATTAAATGGTGATATCGCTGGGCTGTGTGCATTCACAGATCAAGTAAATGATCCATGGTGGTCACCAGCTGGATTCAACAGAGGTAATATCAAGAATGCTGTAAAATTAGCATGGTCACCAAGTCAAGCACAAAGAGACCAGATATATCCAATGGGTGTTAATCCTGTAGCGGCATTCCCAGGTAATGGTATTGTGTTGTTTGGCGATAAAACGTTACAAGCAAAACCATCAGCATTTGATAGAATAAATGTTAGAAGATTGTTTATGGTATTAGAGGCTTCTATTGCAAAAGCAGCTAAGTATTCATTATTCCAATTCAACGATTCATTCACTCAGAATCAATTCTTATCAATGGTAGTACCGTTTTTAACCAACATACAAGCTAGACGTGGTATTACTGATTTTAAAGTAATATGCGATTCAACAAACAATACTGGTTATGTTGTGGATAATAACCAATTTGTGGCGGATATTTACATTAAACCAGCTCGATCAATTAATTATATTACTCTTAATTTTGTTGCTGTTGGTACTAGTGTAGCTTTCTCCACAATCGTTGGCTCATAAAATAACATAACATAAGGAGAAAAACATGGCATTTAATGCGAATTATTTCAGATCATCACTAGTATATGATGGTGCTCGTCCAAATCTATTCGACGTATTCTTAACTTTCCCAGCTACTACAGTATTTGGACAATTTAATAGCGCAGCGACTAACCTATCACGATTCATGGTAAAAGCTACACAATTACCAGGATCAACAATCGGATCTATCCCTATGCATTATATGGGAAGAGAAGTTAAGTTTGCTGGAAATAGAACATTTGCAGACTGGACAGTTACTATTGTCAACGACGAATCCAACTACATTAGAAGTGCGTTTGAACAGTGGATGGACACCATCAACACCAATAAAGGTAATGCTAGATTGGCTAGCGCACTAAGACCAGACGATTATCAAGCAACCGCCGTAATAAATCAATACGGAAAGATTGATGACGTATCACCAACAGTAAAATATACCATGGTTGGTATGTTTCCTGTCGATATTACACCAATCGAATTAGATTGGAGTAGTAATGATTCAATTGAAGAGTTTTCTGTTACATTTGCATACCAATACTGGGAATCATTTACCCAATTTGGTGGTCACATTACTCATCCATCTGGATTAAGTGAAAACACTGCTCGTCCTTTTTAATCAATAACATGGATGGGAGAGCTTCGGCTCTCCTTTTTCTTTGTGATATATAGTATACAACAATGATTAACACAGGACTTATATAATGGCAGAAGTAGCTAATAAATTTTCACTATTTGGATTCACTTTTTCTCGAGATAAGAACGAGAACGATCAGAAAAACCAACAAAGTTTTTCAGGTCCCAATAATGATGACGGGGCACTAACGATTACATCCGCTGCGTACTATGGTACATATGTAGATATGGATGGTACAGCAAAAAATGAAGTTGAACTAATTTCTCGTTATAGAGAAATGGCTATGCAGCCTGAAATTGAATCAGCACTTGACGATATCATCAACGAGGCGATTAGTATAAATGATGATGGTAGAATTACGGACATCGTACTGGACGATTTAAAACAGCCAGAAAAGATTAAGAAAGCAATTCGGGAAGAATTTGCCACAGTATTAAAACTACTGAACTATAAGAACATGGCACAGGATATCTTTCGTAGATACTATGTCGATGGTAAAATGTATTATCATATCATTATCGATAAAGATAACCCCACGGAAGGTATTAAAGCACTACGTTATATCGACCCAAGAAAGTTAAGGAAAGTCCGAGAAATTAAGAAGAAAAAGGATGATAGAACTGGCGTTGATGTAATGAATGTAGTTAATGAATATTACATATTTAACGATAAAGTTGCTGGTGGTGGTTCATCGAATTTTGGACCCGCTGGCGTTAGAATTACAACAGACTCTATCATTTCGGTTGTATCTGGATTGATGGATTCTAGAAGATCAGTGGTACTGTCATATCTGCATAAAGCAATTAAACCACTAAATCAGCTAAGAATGATCGAAGACGCTACAGTAATTTATCGAATTTGTTTGGTTGGAGAAACGAGAGTAAAGACTGATACTGGATACAAATACATTAAGGACATCAATGCTGGTGATGTGGTGTATTCATTTAATGCTAATGGCATTTTTAAGGCACCAGTAAAATCTGCTTGGTCTAATGGCGTTAAAGATGTGTTTACAGTTAAGTCTTTGCACCACAGTATCACAGGTACAGCAACACACCCAGTGCTGGTGTATGATGATACCACAAGAGTAGTAGAATATATTGACATAGAAAAAATTGATACAACAAAACACTCTTTTGTTTGGGAAACTACACAAAATACAAAAACACCAACGAAAATACCAAAAATACATAGCGATTCTATTAAGTTAACCAACTCAGAAATTTGGTCTGCTCTACAAATAAAAAACAAAGAAGCTTTTATATCAAATATTGCAGAAAAATTAGATGTTAAACAATCTTCTGTTAGGAACTTTTTATATGGACAACAATTCCTAAACAAAGATATTGCTAATAAGGTGCTAGAAATATGCGGAATTTCTTCTGAAAGTTTGTTAGAAGAAAAAACTGAAGGACATTGCCAACATCAGCTAAATCTACCCGAAAATGTTGATATAGATTTTGCTCAGTTATTCGGGTTTTTGATAGGTGATGGTACGGTAAGAAAAAACACAATATCTTTTGCTGAAGGTGTTGATGATGAACTAAATGAGAAATACTCATCATTACTGAAAAAGTTTTTCGGTAATTGCATCAGATATCCATCACCAAGAAAATACACCAATTACACCACAAGCTCAACTCTTGGAGCTGATGTTATGCGGGAAATGGGTTGGATCGTCGGATCTAAAAATAAAAGAATTCCTCAATGGGTATTCGAATCTCCTGATGCTATTAAATTAGGGTTTATACTTGGCCTATCAGAAGCTGATGGCCACGAGAAACTACATGAATCTACCGGTAGATGGCAATCAGAGATATCACTGTGCAATAAACGCTTAGTAGAAGATGTTAAAGAAATATGGACTTCACTAGGGTTTGCTTCAGGTCAAATTAGATACAGAAAGCGAGAAGCACAATTACGTATTGTTGGTGATGAAACAGAACCCAGATTAATGCCAGCCACAGAATCGTGGGACATTTATATATCGAACATAAAACTGGATAGATTTGAAAAAATTACTAGTATTGTTGCTGCTGGACAAGAAGAAGTATTTGATCTAGAAGTCGACTCAGAAAAACACAATTTCATTGCCAATGGTGTTGTTGTACATAACAGCCGCGCCCCGGAACGTAGAATTTTCTATATCGATGTTGGCAATTTACCTAAGCTGAAAGCAGAACAATACCTACGGGACATCATGGCAAAGTACAAGAATAAACTTGTATATGATGCTGCTACCGGTGAAGTAAGAGATGATAGAAAGTTCATGTCAATGATGGAAGATTTCTGGCTACCACGTAGAGAAGGCGGTAAAGGTACCGAGATTACTACATTACCTGGTGGACAGAATTTAGGTGAATTAGAGGACGTTAAATATTTCGAGAGAAAATTATACAAAGCATTGAATGTTCCGGTTTCAAGATTAGAACCAAATCAGGGTTTTGCACTTGGTCGTGTATCAGAAGTAACACGAGACGAGTTAAAATTTGCCAAGTTCATT